TTATTTTTTTATGCTATAGATTACTGTTGATTCATCATTCCATAATTGATTGTAATAATTTATTAAACATGGGTAAACATTATTGCTTTTATGGCCATCGACTTTTATTTGGTAATTGTTGTTTCCGCTTATTCCAGCACTATAGAAACTAAGGAATATCCTGTCATCATCTGAGATAATTATACGATAAATTGGATAATGAGAGTAAAGCCTAACCGAAAAAGCCTTTATTTCTTTTAGCCCCTTTTCTAAACAAACTTCTCTCACAATGCGACTTATTATATCTAAACATTGATTAATGCTTTCGCTTGTTAGTCTGTCACCTGATTTACAGGCCAAATCCATTCTTTTCGCATATTCCGAGTTGGGATTTAATAATAAAAACTCCATTCCTCCACAATCATCTGAACATAGCCTCATCAAGGTTTCTTTAAAGAGACTTTCATCTCTGAGCCACTTTGATGAAGCAATCCCTAAGAATCGTATTTTTCTTTTTGAACTCTTCATAATGTTTTGAGGTTTAGCCTCGCCGAATACTGCTGAGCAATATATCTTTCGGAATCCCATTGAGAGAAATTTTTTCGTCCATGACATTAGGCGAGTAATGATTACAATCATCACTGAAAGCATCCAAAACACTACTGAAAAATATATATTTTTATGAGTGATAATTCCGCTAAAATATACAACAATAGATACCAAGAGGACTATAATGCTTATTATAAGCCAAGAATGTTGTGTAAAAACATAGTGAAACCATTCAAAGATTTTATTTTTACCCTTATGGACATTAGGAATAGTGAGAGGTATACTCATCTCTGATGATGCATCTTTTTCCGTTGCTTCATTCAGATGTTCACTTCTGGCACGAGAAGAATTCGTGATCCATTCCAATAGTTTAGTAAATGTCTTTTCCTCACCGCCGTCCCTTTCCTCATCAAAATGTTCAACATTTTTTGTGGCAACAGGGAAAAGCAAATCAGCATCCGCATCTCTATAACCATCGTAACAATATACACGTAGAATCCCATTACTCCCTTTTTTTAGATGCATTTTGTTTTGATAAAATGCATCTATTTCTTCGTAAATTGGTTCACCTTCCTTGATTTCGCCACTTGTTATATCAAGTTTACCAGCTATGTTCCTATTAGCAACTAAAAGAAATAAACGACTGTGTGCTGCCTCTTTAGGCGTGTTACCAAATTTTCCTTCTTCGCATTCTGGATAAAAGTAACAATTAATGCCATTTTGACCTTTTAGAAAATCGAATATTTCTCTTGCTTTTTCTTTTGACCCCCCACTACCTTGAAAGCTACCATGATAAGCAATAAAAACTTCCCAATTCACATTTATCACCAACCGAATTTAAACTACTAAAAAACAAATAGAACATTCGCAAAATAACACCTTTTGCGAAGGGTGCATAGCCAATCTTGCCTATCCACATCCTTGACAAATCCTTCGAATCAATCTACAGTTAGTATTATAACATAAATCGACAGGAAAATCAAGGGACTTTATGAGATTTTGCAAAGAAAATTTCTATACTGTGGATTATTATCCGTTCATATTAAACAATCAGGAGAAATCAAGGAGGAGTCACCATGAATCTATACTTGCGCAAGGACGGTCGGTACGAGTCGAGGGTGCCAAATGGCAAGAAGCCTGACGGAAAAAGGGCGTTTTTATATGTCCTTGCTCGAACCAAAGAGCAGTGCATCGAGCGTGTTCAAGCCATTTGTCAACAAAACAAACCTCAAGGATACTGCACCATGACCATTACAGAGCTGTTTTCCGAGTGGCACCGCAGTATCCTTCACCGTGTAAAGGAATCCACGGCTGCAAACTATACCATGAAAGCGGACAAGCATATTCTTCCAGCCTTCGGAGATATGGCTGTCAGTAACCTAACTGCTAATCAGATCTATGACTTCATCGCAGAGAAGCAGAAAGCCGGTTTTTCACCCCGATATATTGCCGATATTGTGATTTTGATGAAAACTATCTTCAAATATGCTGTCAGAACCTACCAGATTTTTAATCCTCTGGATGGAATTGTGGTGCCAAAAAGTAAGTCTCCTGAGATTCAGCTTCTTGACGAAGCAGAACAGAAGACCTTGCAGCAGTATATTGGGGCTCACCAGAATCGAAGTACGATGGGAACAGCCCTTTCCATGACCACTGGGCTCCGCATAGGAGAACTGTGTCCGCTTCAGTGGCGCGATATCGACCTCGAAAAACGGATATTGACCGTCAGCAAGACCATGCAGCGTATCCAGTGTCCGAGCGCATTTAGTAAAACAAAGCTCATCATTACCGATCCGAAAAGCGAATCTTCCCACAGACAGATTCCGATTCCGGAGTGCATGGTGAGCTTTTTGCTTAAATTCAAGGGAAAACCCAACGAATATATCCTGACCGGCACCGAAAAGCCGATTGAGCCGAGAGCAATGCAGTATCGCTTCCGGACGATCCTGAAAAACGCAAAACTTCCGTCAGTCCATTTTCATGCTCTGCGCCACATTTTCGCTTCAAATTGCATCAAGTTGGGCTTTGATGTTAAAGCTCTGAGCGAACTTCTGGGGCATAGTTCTGTGGAAATCACGCTGAATCGCTATGTTCATAGCTCTTTTGAGCAGAAGAGAGAGTATATGAAGCGTGTTCAGATGGCTTTTTGAAAAAAGAGAGGCAACTTGAAAACTTAATAAGTACGGTTGCACCCTTCGCAAAAGGTGTTATTTTGTGATAGAATCTTGGATTTCATCAGTCATATCGCTACATCAGCGGTGTGGCTATTTGCATTCTTATGGGCAATCATTCCTATACTCTGGGTATCAGTATCATATATTACTCTGTTTTATGGGAGAAATCAAGATATAAAACCACCAGATATATGAGTCAAAACCTCGCTTATATCTGGTGATTGTACGTGATATGTTATGTTGGCATGCTTTTTAACGGAAATCGTCCGTCAGATTGCTGTGTGAATGGTGGCGCTCTAACGGACGCTCTCCGTCAGCTCCAACTACGACCACTACTAAAACGGAAAAAGACCGTCAAATAAAAAAGCGGCTGTGGGACTATACCTCACAACCGCTAAAACGTAAATTGTCCGTCAACTATTCCGCCGACAGCATACTCAACTGTCTTCTAACCCACGCACTCTCCAGAACATCATAAACATACATATTCGGAGCGTTACCTTCTTCAAAATACTTGCTATTGTCGCCGCCGAGCATCTCTACCGCAAATGCTCCGACTGCTCTGGATCGTGACTGTCCGGCATAGCAGTGAACTAAAAGCGTATCAACCGTCGCTTTATGCTGTTCGATAAATTCTATAATGCTCTCTGCCATATCATCATCGAACAGAACAGCTCCGTCTATCTCTGTTACGATATCATCGAATAGTAGCGTAAGAACGCCTTTGCAGAACTGGTTCTCTGCAAATCTCACACCGAACCCTCCTGTGTGGCTGTCCTGAATCGAGATTACTGCGTATGTATCGGTCAGCGCTCCCTGCTCTGCGGCTTCATCAGCCATGCCAAAAGGATAATAATGCTCCATGACATAGCCGAATGCTCCGTGAACAGATTTAACGAGAACTCTTTTCATTGCAGATCACACTCCTATTTCTTCACCTCAACCGTAAAGTTTCCGTCACCGTCAACTTTCAGGCTCAGTGTTTTGACATACCTATCGTAGAAATGCTTCTTCTCGCTGTCCGTGCCCTCGATCCACGCTTCCTCGTAAAGATGCTCAACCAGCTCCTTACCGTTCAGATACAGTATGTCCGGCAAATATTTCTGTAATAGACCGAGCAGAACCGCCCGTTTGAAGCCGTCAACATTTCCGGAACAGAAGTCATCGATAGCACAATAATAGATATCATGCTCTTCTAAAGCGTTCTTTATCGCTCTGCCGCAGTTCTCGTATTCGTACATGACGAGGAACCTTGCGTTCGGCAGCGAGGTGATCAGTCCCCAGAAGTCCGAGTCACTGGACACGAGGATGAAGCTATCGATGCCCTCTGCAAAGTGGCTCTGACAGACACCGGCAGTCATGACAATATCAACAAGGCTCTTTCGCTCCGTGACACGGTCTATCAGGATATGCTCCACTGGAATTTCGGTAAACTTATCGAGCCATTGCCATCCGACGGTCGTGTGGTGGTCATCGTACAGATAGATCTTCTCTATCTTATCCAGCTCACTCTGATCGAGGTTCCTCAGTGTGGCATACAGCTTATAAACATCAGAATTCTCGCAGTCTACAGCGATGACCGTCCGCATACTGTTGCGAATGAACGTGTAGATGTTGTTCTTGGTCTCCTCGGTCGCATCTCGGTATTTGCTGGGATCCTCAAAGGAATCATGATGTAAGCCGTATATGATTTGCAGGAACTTCCGGTCGGAAAGCAGCATGGAACCACAGTCAAAGGGCGTCCAGTATATGTAGACCTGAAACGGATAGTACATCTTACTCGTCATATATTTTTCAAACTCACGCTTCAGCGCAATAGGGTTGTTATAATGCGGTATGACGAACAGCTCCCGTATGTACTGCCACTCGCACCAGTCAGGAATCAGTGCTGCCACATCGTCTATGTGGTTGGCGATCAGCTTGTTGAGGTCGAGCATATATTTTTCGGAGCGATAGTTTGCCTTGATGATCGGAATGCCCCATTTTTCGAGCTGAGCGATATTATCAGCATCATACCATTCAAGCGTGTTCAGGTTCTTCAGATTGTTCCGCATCTCATAGTCGGTCTTCTTGTATTTCAGGAACAGAGCTGTCCGTAGCTTACAGAGATAGCGGATTGTCGTAGCTGCCTGGGAGCTGTACAATTTCTGTAACAGCTCATGGCATTCCGCATCGAAGCACTTTTCGACAATGTGTTTCTTCACACCTATGAGATAGGCTATAGTTGCTACAAGATCTTTCGTATCAACGGTAGAATATCTGTTGTTAGAAGCCATCGCAGCACCTCCGTTCTTTTATACGCCAAGATGACGCTCTATGATCTGCATGATCTCCTCTGCACGCTTCTCTCCGATACCTTTCACACCCTTGATGTCTTTCTCCAGCTCTCTCAGGTCAAGCGTAGGTGCGTCCTCTCTTAAACCGTCAGCATGCCGTATGAGAAAGGCTTGCAGCTCCTCACGGGACATCTTCTTTATGGTGCGGTAGGTATCGCGGTCGATCATGGGTTCTTTTGGCATTACTTCACCCCCGTAAGCATATGTTGATATATAGTGTTCGGCTCAGACTCCTAATATCTACATGACATAAGCAGTCGAGCCGAACACTTTTGTTTTATACTGTCAAATCAAGTGGAAGATCAGAGATATCTTTTAGCCGTTTACCCTGTACCAATGTTTCGAGCGTTTCAACAGCATCTTCAGAGCCGACTTCCTTAACAGCTCGGATTAGCTCGTAGAGAGCAAAGTGATATACACAGTCGATGTCACCAGTCCCCAATGCAAGAGAAGCAATTCGATTCGGCATTGGTTCAGCAGTCACCACTACAATATGTGGGAGATGTCCCTTTCGATTTCTGATAAGATTCAGTGCCTCAGTACGACTGTTTTGCGCACGATCACTTCTCATCGTAAACTTTGCAGAGACACTCGCATGGAGAATTGGTTTTCCGCCATTTGACTTACGAATATCTGTCATACGGCAAACATCATCATTTACAACAAGCTCATTTGTGTTAATTTCATCATCCTCATATGTATCCCGATAGATTACAACATCAGGAGCAACGAGATAATCATTTCCAAGAGCCGCAGCAAGCTGTGCATTCTGAGATGTCATCGTACTCAAATATGCAAGATGTTCATACTGTGCGAAATCGCTAGTCTTGAGCTTATTATTGTTTCCAAGCTGAAGAATCGTCCATGTACCAGGACGGAGGTTTTGCAGTCTCGGAAAGGTGTCTCGCAGAAATTCCATAGTAAGCGTTTCAAACAGCTTTCCGAGCGTCTGACCTGAGATCTTATCAACTGCATTTGCAGAATGTCCCTGCTCCTCAACGAGGATTTCTATGATTCGACCTGAGATAGCCTTGGAAGCTTTGCTGCTGGTATCTGCATTCGATGCGACACCTGCCGTCGTTAGTGCCAGTGTGTTTGATTCAAATAGCTTCTTGTGAAAGCTGAATCTGGCATCCGAGATCAGTGCGTTCATTTTGTAAACACTCCTTAAGTTTAATTCCTACTGCTCGCGCAACGGGTGGCGGGAAAGCATTACCAATCATACGGCAAGCGCATGTTTTTTTCTTTCCGAATGTCCATGTATCCGGGAATCCTTGAAGTCTTGCCATCATTCTGCTAGTGAGACGAGGCATGCCTTCAAAATCCTCTGCAGGTGCTTCATTGGCAATACCACAGCCATCTACACCAAGCTCAGCCCACGCTTTTCTAGCTCTTGTGGGACCTAAGTCCGGACCGCCGTGTTTCTTGGAGCCGCCTACAAGCGTGGGGGCGATACGGTTTGCACCTTTTGCCCATTTTTTTGCACCGCTCCACCCATTTGCCTTCATTAGATCATATAATGTGTCACCGACAGTAGGTGCGGTCTCTGTGAATGTTTCCGGATAAGAAAAGGATCTGTTTTGATCGTTACGAATCGCAATTATGACGATTCTTGGACGAAGCTGCGGTACACCAAAATCAGATGCATTAAGCAACTTGATCTGCGGATCATATCCCAATGCACGGATCTCATTGAATATACGCTCTCGGTATTCGTCAAATTCAGGACTGAGAAAACCGCGCACATTTTCAAGCATAACAGCGCGGGGCCGTATCTCTCCAATTAGCCGAATCGCTTCTGGAAACAGATCCCTCTCATCATCAGCACCAAGCTGCTTTCCTGCTACCGAAAATGGGGGACATGGAACACCGCCTGCTAAAAGGTCTACACCCTTGTATGGGCGTCCATCAAAATCATGTACATCTGCACATATCACATTCCATTCAGGACGATTGTCCCTCAGTGTTTGGCAATACTCTTCTTCATATTCAACCAAAGCTACATGGACAAATCCGGCCATTGCCAAGCCGAGCGCCTGTCCACCTGCTCCGGCGCATATTTCAACACATGTCAGTGGTTTTTGCATTGTGTTCACTCCCTGATAATGCTAATATTTCTATTATACCATACGATCCTGTCTTTTTCAATACCTGATTTTCCTTTTTCTTGCCTATCAAAGTTTTTTCTTCATTGCGCCTTATCAAAGCACATCTCCGTCAAGCCTTTCTCAGCTATCTCCTGCGGATTCCCGTCTGGTCGCACCCATGTAGCTATATCCTCTCGCCGCAGGATCAGCGGCATCCTGTCATGAATCCCTCGTAAATCTCCAACAGCATTCCTTGTGAGAACTGAGAACACAGGGCAATCTACCCCATTTCGTTGCTCAATCCGATACAATCCGGCAAGCAGCGTAGATTCGGATCCTTTCGGCTGTATCAGATACTTGTCTCCGACCTTTGAACGCTTTCCGTCAGGGCTTCTGAAATGCTCCCACTCGAAATACCAGCTACACGGAATCACGCACCGCCGTCGATACCACGAGTCCTTCCACATTTCCTTCTGGCTTGCTGTTTCCAAGCGGCAGTTGACGATTGGAGCATCGGTTGCCTCGTGGCTGAATCCCCATATCATTGGGAAAACCGATACATTGCCCTCCTTATTCGGTGCAAGAACTGCCGCAACATCGGTCGGTCGCATCTCGCCTGACATGGTAAGCGGTTTGCTGAGATGTCTCATCATGTCGTCAGCGAGCTTCAGCTTCTGTGCTCTACTGATAATTGGAGCATAATACGCAGGCTCTACATAAAAGCGGGTACACATGAAATCACGACCTTTCAGCCCTCGATCATTCGCAGCTTATAGTGTTTGCGGCAAAGCGCCGTGTAGCTCTCGTTTCCTCCGAGCTGCACCTGTTCTCCTTCAGTGATCATCTTTCCGTCCATGATACGGGCATTGAAATGTGCCCTCTTACCACACCAGCATATCGTCTTGATCTGCTCTATATCGTCAGCCAGTTCCATGAGTCGCTTTGCGCCGGGGAACAAATGGCTTTGGAAGTCCGTCCGCAGACCGTAGCAGATGACGGTGATACCATGCTCATCGACCAGGTCACTGAGCATGTCGATAATCTCCGGTGCAAGGAACTGCACCTCGTCTACGATGATGCAGTCATAATGCTCACCGCTATAGTCTGCAAGGAAGTCCTCCGCAAACTCGCAGGGTTCCTCCAAGCCGATACGGGACTTGATCGCTTTTGCGCCATCCCTGTCCTCGCATCTCGGCTTCAGCAGAACGACCTTCTTGCCTTTCTCCACATAGTTATACCGTACCATCAGCGCATTGGCGGTCTTGGAGCTGCCCATCGCACCGTATCGAAATATCAGTTTTGCCATTCGTTATCAGTCCTCATATATTCTGTGTTCCTGCTTGAACAGGCGAATTTCTCTGGCAAACAGCATTTCAAGTATCTTATCTTCGCCCTCAGCCGGGAAATCGGATGTTTCTGCAATTCCAAGCACTCTGCCAACGATCTGAATCTTATAGCTGTCATCCTTCTTGGTGTATGGGATCTTCGGATTGACAGAAAACAGCTTGTGGTCGGCAGAAAGCCTCTTGATGATCAGTCCGTCCGGTGTGTTGCAGACCACATCCTCACCCGGATAGGCATCATCGCAGTATTCTATGTAAACGCTGTCACCATCGTGATAGACGGGCAGCATACTGTCACCGACAACACCGACCACTGCATCAGCCGCACGGTTTCTGTCGGTTTTCCTCATAAAGCAGTATGTCAGTTCCTCATCGGAATATGGTGTACCCGATCCCGCCGCTGCTTTCGTGTACGGTGTCTCGAAAAGTTCAAAGGACGCTTTCATCAGCTCATCCTTCGCTTTCAGTTCCTCATCAAGCATATGATAGATCATTTTCTCGATGACCTTCTGTCCGACCGGACTGATGCGGCGAAATTCACGGATCATCCGAAGTTCCTGCTGAGAAACTGAGGCTGTGGCGATGCCGTACAACTCATCCAGAGACATACCCAGAATCTTGCATAACTCGATGATCGTATCGTGATCCGGCTTGTACCCATCATTTTCCCATTTCACTACCGTGTTTCGGCTGACATGAACGATCTCAGCAAGTTCAGCTTGTGAAAAGCCTGCTTTGGCTCTGAAGGCCTTTATAGCAGCTCCGAACTTCACAGTTTCGTCTACGCTGCTGGCAGATGGTGCTTTTATGCCGGAATCTGCCAAGTGAAGCTGTGCATCAGTAGTCAGAGCTGCATTGGCAGCCTTGGGTTCGACCGGTTTCTTAGGTGCCGTTTCCTCTCCTCCGGTTCGTTTTGTTTTACTTGTTGTTTTCCTGAGTTGCTTATCATCGGTACTCATAACAACATCCTCCGTTCCAATTATGACTCAAAAATGCACAGCGGTGCTATGCCAAAAGCTGCAGCGACCGCTTCGCAGCATCGTCCTGATACACTTTGCCTGTATTCAGAACACTTGTTGAATACATTATAGCATACAATAGCTTTTCTGTCAATAGAAAAAAGAAAAGAAATTCTTTGCAAAAGCTATTGACAAGAAGTTCCTGATGGTGTATAATGGGAAACACGCAGACAAAAACGAACATATGAACGATTCGGCGCGGAAGCTTTGTCAGGCTTATATGACATATGAACAATCACCGCATACTGTTTCTGTTCTATGGTTGTGACCCCGCCTTCGCCAAAAGGTATTTACTGCTGTTGAAACTACAGATGTGAAGAGAACAAGAGAGCATATCAGGAGACACAGGACTATAACAGTAAACAGGGGGAAAGACATGAGATCGAAATACTATAACTTTGGCAGTACACCGGACTGGATTCAGGATACTTACCAGTACCCCGATATCCTGGATATCATTGAACAGGAGGAAAAAGCAAAGAAAGCGAGAAGATGCAAAAGGACTACAGGATTCAAACCTTCCAGAGACAGAGCCAATATCCGCGCAAGACTGGGGGCTGGTGCCTTTGTCTCGAAGGAGGAAGCAGCATACTATCGGCGCACCTGCACACCGTTCGAGCTTGCTGAGCTGGAACGCTTTTGTGCGCTGCATGACTGCATCGGCATTGCCAGTCTTTTCAGTTCGTCCGACAGAGGATTGAACCACGGATACAGCGAAGGTTATGCCTCTACTGTTCTGGAAATGAACGGCAGAAGTTCGCTTGTAATGATGCCGACAGCCACACCGGATATCAATATTGATGAGGATAGTGCTGAGAAAGTGCATACAGTTTTGGACGTGCTTCAGAACAATCTCCATGAGGATTTCGGGGAAGCACTGCGTTTCCTGGCACAGACTTGCCCCACGGATATTACAGAGGCTCTCGGTATGACGGACGCTCTTTCCGTTGAATTTGAGGGGGGCTATGTGAAGCGTGTGGAAAGCTCATGGGAACAGCGGCTTGATGACTTCAAGGTTGATGTGATCGTCAGTGCTGATTTTATGCTCAAAGTCCCTGCGGAGCATTACTGCGGTGACAAAACAATGCTCGTGTATCGGGATACTCGCAGGACTATCGATTATCGGTTTCGTTACACTTTTGACCTCTATGGTGTGAATGGCTATAAGACCTGCAGCGGTCCGATTACGGCACCCGTACAGTATTTTCCGGAAGACCGCATTACAGCACAGAGGGAATGGACGACCAACCGGATACTCAGACCGAACCTGACAGCAAAGGATTTCCCGATCCTTGCGAGAAAAATGCTGCAGGATATTTACCCGGAGGCTTTGGAAACCCCTACCAGACTTGACGGAGAGCTGCTCGTAAAAAGACTGAGCAGATGGCTGAAAAAACGGTACAGTCGCATGAAGCTGCGCCTCCGTAAAGAGCATCTTGGCAAGGGTGACGGTGTAAAGGGACGGATCATCTTTTCGGATATGGAAGTGCTGGATGGAGACGGAGAGCCGATCAAGTTCAAAGCCGGAGACATTGTTGTAAATCTGGACGAGATGAGATTTGATACGGACGTTCTTGTAACGATCGTTCATGAATGTGTTCATGTTTATATTGACCTGCCGTTTTTCATGCTGCAGCTTATGGCAGGAAAACCGCACTACAGCTTCATAGACAGAACAAGCAGATGGCTGAAAAGCGAAAGGAAGCGTCAGGGCAGCGACTATCAGATGGAACTGATAGAGGAAATGGAGAAACAGGATGAGAAGTTGACCGCCTATGTTATGATGGAAGAAGGCGTTTTCCGCAGTGAGTGCGACCGTATGTTTGCAATGACTGGCAATGACAGAACACCGCCTGCACTGATGTGGATGCTGGAAAACCTTTCAGCTACATTTGGCGCCTCCATGCAGATGACCAAAATACACATGAAAGAAGTTGGTATCCCGCAGGCAGAAGGCATCTGGAACTTCATCGGCAACAGAATTCGTGTACCGGATCACGCAGTCAGCGGCGTATGGAGCAGCGGTATTGTGTACACGATAGATACACCGGATGCGATTGCGCTGACCGGCAGCTCACAGAGATTCGCACAGGTGCTTCTCAGTGGAAAGTACATCTATCTTGAGGGACACTATGTTCTGAACAGGCCAAAATATGTCGAAACAGCATCAGACGGTACATTGAGCCTTACTCCTTACGCACATGAGCATATTGAGGAGTGCTGTCTGGCATTCAGACCCCGGCGCAGGAGAAAGTATTATGAGTACTCCTGTGGTGCGGCAGCCCGCACAAAGAAAGAAGGCAATGATAAGTACAAGACGGTTGAACTTGTAAGTGAACCCGGCGATGCAGACTATGATTCAGAAAACATGAGTTTTTCGGATAATGCACAGCTTTGGGGCGAGTTGGCAGGCTCACTTCACGGAACTTTCCATGATGCCTTGCAGATGGTGTTGGATGAAATAGGAGTGTCTCAGACAACACTTGCCTCCCGTATGGGCGTGTCCCGACAGGCTTTCCAGAAATGGCTGAAAAGGGATTTAATGCTGAAACGTCATGTTGTTGGTATCTGTATCGCTTTGCGGTTGGATATGGGAGTAAGTCTGAAGATGATCGAACTTGCGACTCTTCGTTTAGGCTGCTATGGTCCTGATCCGATATATCTGCATCTGCTGTGTGACCGAAATATGACTGTTGAGCGAGGCAACGACATTCTGGTGGCTCAAAACTATAAAAAGCTGAATGACGGCAGACAGTTTGAATTTGACCTTCTGGATTTTGATCCGATGACACAGGAAGAACTGAGAAGAAAGTACGGTATTGCAGACGAAAAATAGGATAATCACATTGCCCAGACCGGCGGTTGTTACCGCTGGTCTTTTTTTATGCTCTTTTCAGATATATGGATAGCTCTTGCTATTGTGCAAAATGACGAATCAAAAAATTTTTCATCGCATTTCGGCAATCATTTGGTTGTCAGAATAAAAATACAATTGGTTTTATGCAAACGTAGAATCGGCGTTTTCTTAGATAATTTGTCCGCTACGGGCGGACAGTTTTCGCCGTTTTACAAAAAGCACGTAAAATAGCCAAAACATTCGGCAACCCCTCCGGTTGGCTTACAAGCCCGAAAAAATATGATAAACTAATACTTGTAAGGGGGACAACCTCCCGGACAAACAAGAGTAAGGATATTGCTAAAATTGGCATAGATACGATATTTTCAGAGAATCGTTTCAGCTTGAGAGAAAACGCTCAGAACACCGTTTATCTAAATGTCAAGACCTGAAATGTGGATTTGTGCAACTTTTTCATGGGTTGCCGAATGATCGCCTTACTCAAAATAACACTCTTTGCCGGATGCATACGGCGGATGGATGTTCATACAGAACTATATCTTGTGGTCACAGGCTCGAACTATAACCATAAGCACGGGTATAGCTGTATCTGCATCCAACTCGTATGCAGCCGGCTGTTTTTATGCCACCATTATCAAGAAGTAATAATACATTTGTTAGTCAGGGCGCGCACTGGCGGACAGATGCTCATAACGGAAAACAATGCCTGCGGTCAGTATTGACCGGAACAGGTATCATGAACGAATTTCCGTGTGGACATTGTCTGCCTGCGTGCCCTTTTCGCAGTAAGAGCATCTGCCGCTTGGTGCGTTCCTTGCAGAAAGGAACGATTATGGAAACAATCACGATTACAGAAAAGACCACCCTTGGCGAACTGCTCACACTCCTGAACCTTGCAGAGAAGTCCGGAAAGACACCTACACCAAGAGAGCTGTTTGAGACCGCCGGCGACCCGATAGCAGAAACAAATGACTGCACACTGTTCAGCAACGGTTTTGCGATCTACCAGAACATCACCGGGCGTACCGTTGTGTGGCTGCCGTACTGCAAGAACTTCACATTCTACTTTACCAAACTGAGAGATTCAGAAAAGGACACCTTCAGAGAGTCCTATGAACTGCCGGACGGCTTTCTCGCCGCGCAGCCCTGGATCCTTGCAGTTACTCTGATCGGTGACCACCGCATCGAGGCAAACAGCATGAATCGTACCGGCAGCCGCAGAGACACCACTGACTATGACAGTGCAGACAACGGAGATAAGGACGGCGATGCGGAGCAGGCTTTGGCAGATCCCTATCGCAGAGCCTTCAACTGGTATGACGGACGCATGGGTGAGAATCCGCAGGATGCTGTGGAGCGCAGAGAGACACGCGAAGAGATGCTTGCAGACATGACAGACAAGCAACGTGAAGCATTTATTATGTATTACAGAGACTGCATGACTTTGGAGGAAATTGCTGCTGTGCTGGGCATCAACCACAGAGCAGTCGGCTTCAGATTGGAAGGAGCTCTTAAAAAAGCAAAAAAATTTTTCTGAGATACTACCAAAATAAACGCTCCCACGACAGTATATGAGAGGCCATGATGCTCCTCACGATAATACATTGGCCGCAAGGTCGCACAGAAAGGAAAAGCCTATGGAAAACAGAACCCCGAAGAACCGCTACAACGGCGCCGCCGCCCCCGATCCCGGCAAGTCCGCAGGTAAACCGGATGCCCTGAAGCTGCTTGAAACGGCAATGGACAAGCGTGCCGGAGACATCGCACAGACCGCAACGGATATGTTCCGTTTCATGTCGATGGCATCGGCTATGCTCCCGAACATGGAACTGGATGTCGGTGTGTTCCGCCTGAAAATCGATGATGAGGGCGTTTTCTTCGAGATCCGCTACCCGGACGATTTCAGAAAGAAGCTCCGCAGCGACAGCGGTGTCAGCGGGAAGATGCCTGAAAATGATGATGATGATGACGAGGAGGGACTGATCTATGACGGAGACTGAGAAGAACAAGCTGCCGGAGCCGATCCCGGTGGACGCAAAGAAGCTGATCGACGGGCTCGGTACGATCTTTGGCGGTGTTATCCAGCTTCTGAATTCAATGGAGCCGAGCATGGCGCAGCAGCTTGCAGACATGGCAATCAATGGCGTACCGAAGCCTGCGGCGGACACGGCTCCGCAGAACCTGAACATTGACGATTTTGAGGAGATCATTTCGGCAGATGATCTGCCGTGGGACACTGAACCGGAGGAAAAGCCGAAGGAGCAGCCGAAAAAGAAAGCCCCTGCAAAGAAACAGGAGCCTGCATCGGAGCTGACCGCCGATGACCTTATTAAGGTTGTGACCGGCAAGATCAAGCAGAACAGAGCCAACAAGGACAAGGTTCTCGCCCTGTTGAAATCGTATGGTGCAGCGAAGGTCAGCGATATTCCGCAGGACAAGTACGAGGCATTTCTCACCGATGTGTCCCAGCTCTGACCGGAGGTGATTGGATGCCGGATGTACACGCGCTTCTGAGCGCATCCAGTTCCAAGCAGTGGCTGCACTGTCCGCCTTCCGTTCGCCTGCAGGAGAACTTCCCGAACGAAAGCTCCGTCTATGCCGAGGAAGGCACTTTCGCCCATGAGATCTGTGAGTACAAGGTCCGAAAGTATCTGCATGAGCGTGTGAAGCGACCGCAGTCCGAGGAGTTCGACACTGAGGAAATTGAGCAGATCACCGACGTGTATGCTGAATTCGTCATTTCCATCATCGAGCAGATGCGGGAAAATGGCTGTGAACCGCTTGCCTTTGTGGAGGAGCGTGTGGATTACAGCCACATTGCCCCTTCCGGATTCGGCACCGCAGATATGCTTATCATCGGCAAGGATGCTGATGGCAGAGGTCTGCTTCATGTGTGCGACTTCAAGACGGGCAAAGGCGTGTTTGTGGACGCAGACCACAACAGCCAGATGATGCTGTATGCACTCGGAGGTTTAGCCGCCTATGGCTTTTTGTATGATATCGAGATCGTTCGTATGAGCATCATCCAGCCTCGTCTTGACAATATCAGCACGTTTGAATGCTCCCGTCAGGAGCTTGAGGACTGGGGCGAGAGCATCAAACCGACCGCACTGCTTGCTTTCGAGGGCAAAGGCGAACAGCATCCCGGTGACTGGTGCCGCTTCTGCCGTGCAAAGCCGGTCTGCAAGGCGTGTGCCGATGAAGCGCTGGCGCTCTGCCGTGAGGATTTCCTTGATCTTGATGCCGGGGCTTTTGATGAAACCGCAGAGGAAAGCGATATGACAGCACCCTACGAAGCGGATACAAATACAGCCGTATTCAAGCAGCCGGGTCTGATCCCTATAGCAGAACTGGCGGAGATACTGCCGACGCTGAACAGGATATCCTCGTGGATCGAAGCGGTGTTTGCATTCGTCTCCTCTGAAGCGATCAACCACGGTGTTCCCATTCCCGGCTATAAGGTGGTAGAGGGACGAAGCAAGCGTGTTTTCACAGACACCAAGGCGGTGGTCGATGTCGCTGTCGAGAACGGCTACACCGATCTTTACAAACAGTCACTCATCACACTGACCGAATTTGAGAAGATGATGGGCAAGAAAAAGTTCAATGAGCTGCTCGGTGAATATGTCGCCAAGCCGCCCGGAAAGCTGGCGCTTGTGCCGGAGAGCGACCCGAGAGAGCCTGTCGATCTCACATCAGCACCCGATCAGGAGTTTTCGGTACTGCCTGACGAGGAATAAAAACTACATTACAGGAGGAAAAAACAATGGCAAACAACAATACAGCACCCGCAACCAAGGTCATCGTGCCCTGCCGCATCTCTTTTGCAAACATCTGGGAGCCCAAGAGCATCAACGGCAGCGATGAGAAGTATTCCGTCTCTCTGCTGATCCCCAAGGATGACAAGGCTACCCTCGCCAAGATCAAGAAGGCGATCGAGGCTGCGAAGGAAGCCGCCAAGGAGAAGAAGTGGAACGGCAAGATCCCCGCAAATCTCAAGCTGCCGATGCACGACGGCGACATCGACCGTCCGGACGATGAGAACTATGCTGGTCATTTCTTCTTCAACGCAACGAGCAAGGACGCACCGCAGATCGTTGACCGTCATGTGCAGCCGATCCTGGATCCTATGGAGTGCGGCAGCGGCGACTACTGCAATGTGTCCGTCAATTTCTACGGTTTCGCAGCATCCGGCAACAAGGGCATCGCGGCAGGACTCCAGAACATCCAGCTTGTCCGTCACGGCGAGCGTCTTGCCGGCAGACCGACTGCGGCATCCGATTTTGTGGAGGTCGAGGGCGATGATGCCGACGAGCTTGACGATGATGATATGGATTTTCTGAACTGAGACAAGGGAGGTGTGTCCTCCCTTTTACATACACAAGAGGTGGTGATCATTATTGAGCAGACGTGTACTTTCCATCGACTTAGAAACCTATTCGGATGTTGACCTCCCGAACTGCGGCGTGTACCGCTATGTTGAGGGCGACTTTCATATTCTGCTGTTCGCATACGCCTTTGACGATGAAGAAACAAAATGTGTGGATATGGCCTGCGGGGAGCAGCTCCCGGCAGATGTCGTGGATGCGCTGCAGGATGACAATATTATCAAATCGGCATGGAACGCGCAATTTGAGCGCACCTGTTTGTCGAAGTATCTCGGCACACAGCTTTCCCCGGACAGTTGGCAATGCACGATGGTCTGGGCGGCATCGCTGTCCCTGCCGCTGAAGCTGGCAACTGCGGCACAGGCTCTGAAGACCGCACAGCAGAAGGACGCTGTCGGTGAGCGTCTTATCCGTTATTTCTCTCTGCCCTGTAAGCCCACCAAAGCAAACGGCGGCAGAACAAGGAATCTGCCTGAGCACGCCCCAGAGGACTGGAAGCTGTTCAAAAGCTACTGCATACAGGACGTGGAGACCGAGCGGGATATCCGTCGTAGACTTGAAAAGTTCCCCCTGCTCCCGCAGGAATGGGACTACTACCACATGGATCAGCGTATCAATGACCGCGGCATCCTGATCGACAAAGAACTGGTGCAGCAGGCAATCATCTGCAATATGGCAATGTCTGAGGAAATGACGAAACGCGCCTACGCTCTGACAGGACTTGAAAACCCGAATTCTGTATCTCAGCTGAAGGGCTGGCTGGAAGAACGCGGCATCGAGGTGGATTCCCTCGGCAAAAAGAATGTCGCTTCTCTTATCACAGACCTTGACAAGCACAGCGCAGACGGTGAAGCTCTGGATATGATGAAGCTGCGATTGCAGATGGCAAAGTCCTCTGTGAAAAAGTATCAGGCGGCGGAGAGATATATCTGCGAGGACGGCAGAGCACACGGACTGTTTCAGTTCTCCGGTGCGAACCGCACACAGCGCTGGGCAGGACGCGGGATTCAATTGCAGAATCTGCCGCAGAATCATATCTCTACCCTCGATGAAGCAAGAGAGCTTGTGAAAATGGACTGTTTCGATATGATCGAAGCACTGTATGGCAATACGCCGGATATTCTGTCACAGCTGATCCGCACGATGCTCATTCCGAAAGATGGCTGTGAGTTTATCGTGGCTGACTTCTCTGCTATCGAGGCTCGTGTGCTTGCATGGCTTGCCGGAGAGCAATGGCGGCTGGATGCATTCACTGAAGGCAAAGACATCTACTGTGCATCGGCATCGCAAATGTTTGGAGTGCCTGTTGTGAAGCACGGTATCAACGGTGAACTGCGGCAGAAAGGTAAGGTCGCAGAACTGGCCTGCGGTTACGGCGGAGGTGCAGGTGCGCTGATCTCAATGGGCGCACTGGATATGGGTTTGAAAGAGGACGAACTTCCCGACATCATTTCAAGCTGGCGCGATGCAAACCCGGAGATCGTGAAATTCTGGTATGCCGTGGAAAAAGCGGCGATCGAAACAGTAAAGGACCATACGGACAGAACCGTTGGCAGGATCGGTTTTCAGTTTTCTGCAAATACACTGTGGATCGTGCTGCCGTCAGGTCGCAGGCTTGCCTACATCAAACCGAAATTACAGCCGAACCGTTTCGGGCGCATGGCACTGACCTTTGAAGGGCTCGGTGCAAACAACAAGTGGACACGCGGCGAGACCTACAGCGGAAAATTGACCGAGAACATCACACAGGCGACCGCCCGTGACCTGCTTGCGGAGGCAATGCGCCGGATGGAGCTTGCAGGGCTCGGTATCGTCGGCCATGTGCATGACGAGGTTATTCTGGAAGTGCCGAAGGGCAGTATCACTGTGGACGAGGTTTGCAGTATCATGAACCGGAATCCGGCATGGGCGGACGGCCTTCCGCTGTCCTCTGCAGGATATACAGGCAATTACTATTTCAAAGACTAGGAGGATATTTCTATGAAACAGGGACGAGCATTACCGGAGGTTCTGACAGAGCTTCAGCGTCAGAATTCGGCAAAGCAGGACTATATCGGTGCGGCGGAGGCATTCCGTCTGGACGAGGACGGCAGCACCTTCCACATCGGAGACGATCACAGCTTCGGCACTACACAGCTTTTTCACCGTCAGGTGGCATCGGCACTCGGTATCCCCGCGAGATATTATGATATGATGCAGAAACAGAAGCCGGAGCTTCTGGCAGATAACGTGAACGCATGGTTCTCCGACAAGGGCAACAGCTACATGGTCAGAACGCTTGACTACGGCAGCGGACAGGTCGCCCGTGCGCTCCTCTCTGACCGCTATCGCCGCATCGACAATCTGGAAATTGCATCGGCGGTGTTGCCGTTGTTCGCAGGTCAGGACGGTATGGAGGTCATGAGCTGTGAGGTCACGGAGAACAAGCTGTATCTGAAGATCGTCAATCACCGCCTTGAAATGGCGTGTGTCGGAGACAGAGTTCAGGCGGGCGTTATCATTTCCAATTCCGAAGTCGGACTCGGCGCAGTTTCCGTGCAGCCGCTTGTTTATACGCTTGCCTGCACCAATGGTATGGTGGTCAACAGTATGGGCGAACGCCGTACCCATGTGGGCAGAGCTGCGAAGGCGCTGGAAGACAGCTTCAATATCTATACAGATGAAACGCTTGAAGCGGAAGACCACGCATTTATGCTGAAACTCCGTGACACAACGCTTGCCGCGATTGAAGAAGCAAGATTCACTCAGATCGTCGGCGTACTAGAGCAGAGTCACGGCGCAAAGATCACAGGACGTGTGCAGGATGTCATTGAACTGACCGGTAAGGCGTATGACCTCAATCAGCCGGAACAGGACAGCATTCTCAATTACCTGATTCAGGGCGGCGATCTCTCCCTCTACGGTCTGAGCAATGCCATCACGCGTGCTTCGCAGGATGTAGAGTCCTACGACAGAGCCACTGCGCTGGAAGGTATCGGCTGGCAGGTAGCGACCATGCCGAAAACACAGTGGAAGGAGATCAACGCATGAGCAGAACTTGGAAAGACAGAAAAGGATATAAAACACGCAGGAAACGCCGCGGATATCCTGTGCCGGAGATCTGTAATTACACCCGCGGCGGCTATGACGATTACGACCACAGCGACGAGGAACTGTATGTAGACGACCAGTGCTGTGAGAACTGTCGCTTCTACGGAAACTGCTGTCATACGCCGTTCCCGTCCGGATGGTGCGAATACTGGAAGGACGGCAGGCATTGAGAGAATATGTTGTTGAGAACGAGTTTGTCAAGGCAGTCAAGGCCGCGGGTGGTGTGGCATATAAGCTGACATCGCAGACAGCGAACGGGCTGCCGGACAGACTCGTTCTGTTCTTTCCTGCAAAGACAGTGTTTGTCGAGCTGAAAGCACCGGGCAAAATGATGCGCCCGCTGCAAAGAAAACGGAGATACCAGCTTATGAAGCTGGGCTTTCCGGTTCTCTGCATTGACAAGCTGTATCAGATCAGACCCTGCATTGATGCGATCCTTACTTGGACACCCGGTGAACCGTTTTCGGAGGGTATCGGAGCAAAGATACCTGATCTGGAGATCACAACGCTGCCATCGGAGATGGACGATTTCGGAGAGACACTGGAACCGATTGATCCGGACGATCTGGCAGGATTCTATGAGTTGGAGGATGATACCGGATGAAATACACACCCCACGATTACCAGAAGTACTGTATCGAATATATTCGAGAGCATCCTGTTTCGGCATTATTCCTGGACATGGGACTCGGCAAGACGATCATCACGCTGACAGCCCTCAACGCCCTGATGTTTGACGAGCTGAAAGTGAACAAGGTGCTTGTGATCGCACCCCTTAGAGTAGCCCGTGACACATGGCCTGCCGAAGTGAAAAAGTGGGATCATTTGCAGAATCTTGAAATATCTGTCATTGTCGGCAGCGTCAAGGAGCGCACCGCCGCAGTCAATCATAATGCTTTTATTTACATCGTGAATCGTGAGAACGTGAAATGGCTTGTGGAGTATTACGAGAAAAACGGCCTGCGCTGGGATTTTGACATGATCGTCATTGACGAGCTGAGTTCCTTCAAAAATTATCAGTCACAGCGTTTCAAGTGGCTTCGGAAGGTGCGCCCGTTCGTGAAACGCTGGGTCGGGCTGACAGGAACGCCGACATCCAACGGTCTGATGGATCTGTGGGCGGAAATCGGTATCCTTGACGGCGGCGAAAGGCTCGGACGATTCATCGGGCGCTTTCGTGAAAGCTACTTCAAACCCGGCAGCATGAATCCGAGTACGGGTGTGGTGTTCTCGTATACACCCCGTCCCGGAGCAGAAGAACAGATATATCAGAAAATTTCTGATATTACAATATCCATGAAAGCACTGGATTATCTGGATATGCCGGAGTGCGTGTATGTCAATCATGAGGTCGAGATGAATGCGGCGGAGCGAAAGCTCTACGATCAAATGAAGCACGACCTTATTATTCCACTTGAGGACGGCGATATTGATGCTGCCAACGCTGCGAGTCTCAGTAATAAGCTCCTGCAAATGGCGAACGGTGCTGTCTATGACGAAAATAAGGAAGCGCGCACCATTCACAGTCGAAAGCTGGAAATGCTGGAAGATCTGATCGAAGCAGCAAATGGACAGCCTGTGCTGATCGGTTACTGGTTCAAGCATGACCGCACCCGAATTATAGAGCATCTGACCGCCTGTGGTTATGCTCCGAGGGATATTAAGGATTCCGACGATATTACAGACTGGAACGCCGGAAAGATTGCTGTTGCTCTGATACACCCTGCATCGGCAGGACATGGACTCAATATTCAGTCCGGCGGTCATATCCTGATCTGGTTCGGACTGACGTGGAGTCTGGAGCTTTATCAGCAGACCAACGCAAGACTCTGGCGGCAGGGACAGCAGAACACTGTCACGATCCACCACATCGTAACAAAAGACACTGTGGACGAGGATGTACTCAAAGCACTTGCTTCAAAGGATGTGACGCAGGAGAAGCTGATCGCAGCGGTCAAAGCAAGATTGTAACCAATATACAGTCCGTATGATCTGCCCTTTATTGACGACAGAAAGACGGCAAAGCGGCGACAAATCGGTAACGAAAAAGAGAGCAGCCACTGTGGACTGCTCTCCGGGTGATATCGATTAGTCGAAGTATTCGCCGACAGCGGCACCGTTGTTGTATTCCTTGCGGATACGAACAATGATCGCGCCGTCCGGCTGTTCGCTTTCCTCATCGATCTTATATCTTGTCTTGTTCTTGTCTAACTGCGCCTTGTATTTCTGCACCTCAGAACGATTCAGCTTCAGCATAGCTTCAACGGAAAGACCGCTGTCTTCCTTCTGCTGAAATCTGAGTGTCTGCAGGATGCAGGCCGCCTGAATCCTTTTCATAACTGCACACTCACTCCGTATTTATTCAGCTTTCGCTGTATTTCTATTATAGCAAAAAACCGAAATTTTTTCAAAGCAACTTTTTCACAAAAATATCGCAGATTCGTGATTGTGAAAAATGACAATGTGGAGGTGAAAATTATATGGCTCGAAAGAATAACCGTATGAAAATCGAATACCACAGAGGGCTCGGCTTTGATCCGAGGAAGTATATCTCTGCACCAGTGCAGCGCACGGGATATGTTCTCCCAGACCGCACGCCGCAGCGCGGAGACGTCTGGTTTGCCAACCTCGGCGCACATCCCAATTCCAGTGTGCAGTCCGGCACACGCCCCGTTGTTATTATCTCCAACAACATCGGCAACGCTCACGCTGACACCGTCAATGTGCTTCCGATGACCAAGCATCTGAAGAAGCCGGAGCTGCCCTGTCATACACAGCTTGATCCGCACAGCGTCACCGGCGGCAGTCAGCTTCTCGCACCGTCAATGGTGTTGGCAGAGCAGCTTACCACCATCAGTAAGTATGCACTGAGAACCTATGCAGGGCATATTTCCGATGATGAAGCGATGAACCGCATCGAGAATGCGGTGCTGTCACAGTTTGCGCTGGAAAAAATTATGGAAAGGAGCGAACCTGAATGTCTGTAAATTTCGTGAATATCCCCGATGTGCTGAAACAGTCTGCATCGTTCTGTGTATGGAAGATGGAGAAGCGCAGCGGTCGCCCCACCAAAGTGCCGTATAATCCACGCACTGGCGCAATGGCGAGAACCAACGATCCGTCTACCTTCACTGACTTCAAGACCGCAATGAAGGCGTACGCCATCGGCGGATGGGACGGCATCGGCTACCGTGTCAGCGAGGGTATCGGTGCCATTGATATTGACCACTGTATCCGTGAAGACGGAAGCCTGAATGATGTGGCTGCATCCATTCTCGGTATCTTCTCAACTGCTTACTTTGAACGCTCTCCCTCCGGTACCGGACTGCGAGGCTTCTTCAAACTCAGCCCTGATTTCGCCTACGATAAGACCGTGTACTACATCAACAATCGCAAGCACGGACTGGAGGTCTATCTGCCGGGAACGACCAACCGCTTTGTAACCGTTACGGGCGATATGTTCCGCCCCGGCACAGTGGAGCGTGACGATGATGCGCTCCGCAATCTGCTTGACACCTTCATGAAGCGCAGCACTCGTATGTCTGCAAAAACCATTGAAGCATCGTCTTATCTGGATGACGATGGCGTGATCGCTCATGCACTGGCATCTGAATCCGGCGACAAGTTCAAAGCGCTTTACGAGGGCAACTGGGAGGAAGGCTATGATTCGCAGTCCGATGCAGATATGGCATTCGTGTCCATGCTCTGCTTCTGGTGCGGCAATGTGGAGGAGCAGATCGACCGTATCTTCCGCACCTCTGGACTTATGCGTGATAAGTGGGATCGCAAGACCGGTGATGCGACCTACGGACAGATCACTATTCGCAATGCTGTCGCTACCAATTCCGCTGTCTATACACCAATTGCAGATTCTACGGCAGAGGATGACTTTGACGATATCGAGGGCGATGCGGAAAATGAGCAGCTTATGTTTGAGCCGGATCTCACCCATGTTTCTCTGACATTGGAAGAAATGCAGCCGCACACGAATCCCCGCTATCAGCGTGACGAGATCGGCATCGGCTATGCTTTTGCAGATTATTATAAGCCCATCGCTCGTTTCGACCGTGAACGCGGCATCTGGTATGTCTTTGACGGAAAGGTGTGGCAGCCGGATGAGAACGCGCTTGCTGTGGCGGAGCTTGCAAAGCGTCTGGCAGACAGGCTGTATACCTTTGCCCTTCAGATCAAGGATGAGGACACCCGCAACCGTTACATCAAGCGTGTTCAAAAGCTGCAGATGCGGAAGAACCGCCGCACCATGATTGAAGATGCGAAATCCGTGTATCCTGTGCCGCACGCTATCTTTGACCGCAATACTGATCTGTTCAACTGTCAGAACGGTACACTGAACCTCACCACAGGTGAATTCCGTCCGCACGATCCGGCAGACTTTCTCACCATGATGTCCGGCGTCACTTATGATCCGAATGCCACCTGTCCGAGATGGGAGCAGTTCATTTCCGAAGTTATGTGTAACGATGCTGACCTCGCATTATACTTGCAGAAGGCTCTCGGCTATGCTCTCACAGGCGACACATCGCTTGAATGCCTGTTCATCCTCTACGGTGCTACCTCCCGAAACGGTAAAGGTACCACAATGGAGACCTTTCTCAAAATTATGGGTGATTACGGCAAGACCTCCAATCCGGAAATGCTGTCTACAAAATTCGGCAACACCAATGCGTCCGGACCGTCTGAGGAGATTGCTCGCCTTGCGGGTGTCCGTTTTGTCAATATCTCCGAGCCGGAGAAGAAGATCACCTTCAATGCAGCACTTGTCAAGAGAATGACAGGTAACGATACACTGAATGCCCGCTTCCTGCACGAGAATTCTTTTGACTTCCGACCGAATTTCAAGATCTTCATCAATACGAATTACAAACCGTCCGTGTCCGATATGACGCTGTTTTATTCCAATCGTCTAAAGCTCATCCCATTCAAACGTCATTTCGAGGAACATGAGCAGGACAAGGGATTGAAGGCGTTTTTCAGTACGGATGTCTGTCTCTCTGCCATCTTCAACTGGTGCTATGAGGGATATAAGCGGTTCCGTTCCGAAGGTCTGGAAGATCCGGCTGCTGTATCTCAGGCAACCAAGGAGTATCAGGAGGAGTCTGACCGCATCGGGCAGTTTGTGGATGCGTGGCTCGAAGAAGGCGAAGCATTTGAAGTCCGAACCTCTGCGGCATATAAGCTGTACGGTGAATGGTGCGATAAGTATGGCTACCGCAAGGAGAACAGCACCAACTTCAATAACGCGATCCAGCGTTTTTTCCCGATTATCCGCAAGCGCCCGAACGATACAAAGGGTGCGCAGAAAACAACGATGCTTGTGGGCTGTCGTTTCCTGGATCATGAAAACGGCGAAGCTGACGAGCCGGAGGAGTTTGCAGCTTTAGAGTGAACGCAGACTTTTCTCCGTATTTACGCTGTTTTCCGCAGTTGGGGCAGCGTGGGGCAAGTTTTTTCGGTGGTTATTATTATTACTTCTCTTATATATATTACTATTTTTACTTGCCCCTACTTGCCCCAAATAAATAAAAATAATAGAAAAGATAAGAAGAATAGGGAAAAATCATGTTTTGAACCTTGCCCGATGCTGTCACTGACAAAGAGTGTGTAAGCGACAAAGCGTGGCAAGGTCAAAATCCAACGATCAATCATTCAGGAGGAACAAGAATATGAGAATCATTACAAGTGAACAGGTATCCGCTGGACACCCCGACAAGATCTGTGACCAGATCGCAGATGCCATTGTGACCGACTGCCTTCGCCATGACCGTAGTAGCCGTGTTGCAATCGAGTGCCTTTTCAAGAACCGCTGCCTTGTGATCGCCGGTGAACTGATAAGCACACATGAGCCGGATTATAAGGCACTTGTGCAGCAGGTGTTTGACTGCATCAACAACGGCGGTGCAGAGAGCGCAGATGCAGGACTTGACTATAAGCTGGACTTCACAGCAGATGATCTTGACATCGCCATTCTGATCGATCACCAGAGCAACGATATTGCTCTCGGTGTGAATACCGGCGGTGCAGGAGATCAGGGTATGATGTACGGTTATGCGACCAACGAAACGCCGGAACTGCTCCCGATCCCCTTCGCGCTGGCGACCAGATCTCTGGAACTGCTGAAAGCCTACCCCTGTCGTATGCTCAAAGCCGATGCCAAGGCGCAGGTCAGCTTTGATTATGATACCGGCAGGATCACGACCTTCCTCTGTTCGGTACAGCATCTCCGTGATGTTGAGGTTGATGACTTCCGTGAGATCATCGAGAGCATCATGATCCGAACTGCCACTGAATACGGGCTGAACACCGACTTCACAAAGCTCGTGAATCCGACCGGCCGTTTTGTCCTCGGCAGCTCTTTTGCTGACTGCGGTGTGACCGGGCGCAAGCTCGCCTGCGACACCTACGGCGGCATCGGACACATCGGCGGCGGTGCAATGTCCGGCAAGGATCCGTCCAAGGTCGACCGCAGCGGTGCGTATGCCGCCCGCAAGATCGCAAGGGACATCGTCAGTGCCGGATACGCAGACAAGGCAGAGGTGCAGATTTCATACGCCATCGGTGTGGCAGAGCCCGTGTCGGTCTATGTGGAGACCTTCGGTACGGAGCATCAGGACGCTGAGTTTATCAACCAGTATGTCCGTGAAAACTACGACCTTACGCCGAGGGGCATCATCGAGAGCCTTGGTCTGCTGGATGTAGATTATAACAAGGTTTCCGCCTACGGACACTTCGGAAAGCAGGGGCTTCCGTGGGAGTACTGAAAAATTTTGAGGTTTTTGAAAAAAATTTCCAAACCACCCCGCCATTTTGCCCCCCTGAAACGGTATATAGTAGAGGCTCTTTTACAAGAGCTGGCAAGCGGAGGTGAAGCCAATGCCTAAGAGACCAAATACTCCATGCCGGCATCCCGGCTGTGCGGCGCTCGTTCCTTATGGTACGAAGTACTGTGACAAGCATCGTTCCCTTCATCCGGAGGATACACGTTCCGCAGGCAGCCGAGGCTACGGCACAGCGTGGAACAAAGCCCGCAAGCGTTACCTTGAGACCCATCCGCTGTGTGTGGAGTGCTTGAAGCAGGGACGCTACGTCAAGGCGACTGATGTGGATCACATCAAGCCGCACCGAGGAGACAGCGTTCTCTTCTGGGATCAAAGCAACTGGCAGAGCCTTTGCCACCGTCACCACAGCATCAAGACCCGAAACGAAGATCACACCCCTGAGTACAAGTACTGAATGCGGCTCACCGACCTACTCTGCGATTCAGACTTGGCTCAGGGGTGTACCTATGGGGCGGGGGCTGGGGGCTGGGGCTGCCCCGGGGCGGGTCGAAATCTCTAAAATGAGGGCAGCACAAGACCGTCGGCCCCTCTCGTGTTAAAAAACGCGAAATTGAAGGCCCCCCGCCCGTCTGGGACCCTGACAGTTGAAAAAAATAGAGCCGCCAACGGAAACGGCGGCAACGGAAAATCTTGATTCTATGCGATATTTCAGATGGCATACTACATCTTCTCCTTTCAAAGCGGCACTGCGCTATTTCGTTAATGAAAACGGTGAAAAACGACGATTTTTCACGCAAAAAACAAGCGAAAAACATCATTTTCAGCGTTTTTATGCTTCCGCCGTTTTTCACTGGGCGCAGCCCGTGTGGATACCGAAAAGGTGCGTAGTAAAGCCATTTTGAGGATGTGAGGATATGACCGACACACAAAAGCAGCAGATCCTCAGTATGCGGATGCAGGGCATCGGATATCACGTCATCGGCAAGACACTGAATCTGGACGAGCATTTGGTACAGCTCTACTGCAAGTCGCATGGGCTTGCCGGAGATGCTGGTCTTGTCAGGCTAAACCACGATGTCTGGTGCCGAGAGAATAACCGCTGCGCCTTCTGCGGCATAAAGCTGAAACAGCCGCGGCGCGGCAGACGCAGACGTTTCTGTTCTGGTAGCTGCCGCACGAGATACTGCATTATGAGAAAAGATACGGAGGTATGAACATGGTCTTAGCGATTCTGAACTGGATTCTGATGTTGTTTATGATCGTTTTTCAGGCGGTCTGGATTCACAGCATTCTGAATCATGACGGCAAATGCCACTACACGGACTGCAAGCATTGTTTCTACGATGGCTGGTGTCCGATTCAGGAAGAGAGGAGAAAACGTCATGACAGAAAACAATAATCAGTCTGTGGTGCAGAACGATCCCGTGAATCATCCGTCACATTACACTGCTGGCGGCATCGAGGTCATCGACTTTCTGGAATCGTGGAACTTCCCGTTCCATCTGGCGAACGCGATAAAATACATCTGCCGCGCAGGGCGGAAAGATAAGAGCAAGACCTCCGAAGACCTCCGCAAAGCGATCTGGTATATCAACCGCTACATTGAGTACCTCGGAAAGCAGGAGGGCAAGTCATGACGCTGACTGAAAAGTTCATCACTGATGCCATTCAGCTTGACAGCGGTGCGGAGGTCATGTACGGCAGCGACCAGATCTATGACACCTATCCCTGCCGCTTTCCGACTGTCGAGTTTCAGCTTGCGGCAACGGATGCACTTGTTGAGGTCGCTGACAGAATCCGTATGGAGAAAGGCTACCTCCCGATGCATCCGCGAGACAGCAGAACAGACGATGTTGACAATGACGGCTGGTATGATTTCTATGTCGGGATATCAAAACTTCCCGGCGACCATCAGCGGTGCCAGCTTGACAGCAGCATCAGCTTTGTGGTCGTTAATTCGGATTCGGATGACAATGAGGATATGTATACAATTGACCTGACGGAATCCGAAAAGGAATGTGTGTATGAAATACTGAACCGGCAGTGCCGGAGATATCACGAAAAAGACTGTGCCACACTTCTGGCAGAGTCCGAAAAGGAGCTGATGGATACAGCATGAGAATTATAAAACGCAACGGTGCGGAAGTGCCGTATAACTGCGAAAAGATAAGAGCCGCAATATCAGCGGCAAATGATGAGGTGTCGGAGAAGATATCTGATACGGCTATCGGCTTCATTGTCGGCAGAGTCGAGCAGCGGTGTGAGGCGCTTGCAAGACCTGTCCATGTCGAAGAAGTCCAGGACATGGTCCTCGATGAACTGGACAAGGCCGAAGCGTACAAACTTGCACGCCACTACAGCGAGTACCGTCTGCGTCATGAGCAGCAGCGTCGGATAAATACGACGGACGGCAAAATCCTCAGTTTGCTGGAGCGCAACAACGAGGAAGCCAAGCAGGAGAATTCCAACAAGAATCCAATCATCAACAGCACACTCCGCGACTATATGGCGGGTGAAGTCAGCAGAGACATCTGCCGCCGCTTTCTGTTTCCGGAGGATGTGATCGCCGCCCATGATGACGGCATCATTCATGTGCATGACCTCGACTACATCGCAGAGCCGATGCACAATTGCTGTCTGGTGAATCTGGCAGATATGCTTCAGAACGGTACTGTGGTATCCGGTACAATGATCGAGAAGCCGCACAGCTTTTCGACTGCCTGCAACATCGCAACGCAGATCATTGCACAGGTGGCATCGAACCAGTACGGCGGACAGACAGTGTCGTTGGCGCACCTCGCACCTTTTGTGGATGTCAGCCGCCAGAAGATACGAGCCGAGGTGTTCGAGGATGTGAACTGCGACTGCGGTGCAAAGCTGTCCGAGGAAGAACTCGACCATATCGTTGAAAAGCGTGTGCGCCGGGAAGTCAAGCGAGGCGTACAGACCATCCAGTACCAGATCAATACACTGCTTACCACCAACGGACAGACTCCGTTTGTGACAGTGTTCATGTATCTGGACGAGGTACCGGAGGGACAGACCAGAGATGACCTTGCGCTTATCATCGAGGAAACGCTGTTGCAGCGTATCGAGGGCGTAAAAAACGAGAAGGGCGTGTGGATCACACCGGCATTCCCGAAGCTGATCTATGTTCTCGATGAGGACAATATTCAGCCCGGCTCCAAGTATTACTACCTCACCGAACTTGCCGCCAAGTGTACGGCAAAGCGCATGGTTCCCGATTATATCTCTGCCAAGATCATGAAACAGCTCAAAGGCGATGTGTATGCCTGCATGGGCTGCCGATCTTTCCTGACACCTTCCGCTGACCACAAGTATTACGGTCGCTTCAATCAGGGTGTCGTTACCATCAATCTTGTGGATGTAGCGTGTTCCGCTGACGGCGATACTGACAAGTTCTGGCAGCTTCTTGATGAACGCTGCGAACTGTGCCGCAAGGCGCTAATGTGCAGGCATGAGCGATTGAAAGGAACTCCGTCCGATGTTGCGCCGATCCTCTGGCAGTACGGCGCACTGGCAAGACTGAAGAACGGCGAGGTCATTGATGACCTGCTGTATAACAATTACAGCACGATCTCGCTCGGCTATGCCGGTATCGCAGAAATGACCTACCGCATGACAGGCTGTTCGCATACAGAACCGGCGGGAAAAGCCTTCGCCATTTCGGTGATGCGATTCCTAAATGACAAGTGCAGCAAGTGGCGCTCCGAAACAAACATCAGCTTTTCGCTGTACGGTACACCGATGGAATCCGTCACCTACAAATTTGCACAGTGCCTTCAGCGCAGACACGGCATCATTCCCCATGTGACGGATAAAAGCTATATCACTAATTCTTATCATGTCCATGTGACCGAGCCGATTGATGCCTTCAGCAAGCTGACCTTTGAGTCCGAATTTCAGGAGCTTTCTCCCGGCGGCGCGATTTCGTATGTGGAAGTGCCGAACCTTCAAAACAACATTCCTGCGGTGCTTGCGCTGATGCGGCACATTTATGAAACGATCCTGTACGCCGAACTGAATACCAAATCCGACTATTGTCAGGCTTGCGGCTATGACGGCGAGATCGGGATCGTGGAAGTAGACGGCAAGCTGATCTGGGAATGTCCGAACTGCGGCAACCGCGATCAGCGGACGCTGAATGTCTGCCGCCGTACCTGCGGCTACCTCGGCACGCAATTCTGGAATCAAGGCAGGACGGCAGAGATCAAGGATCGGGTGATGCACCTGTGAACTACTGCGGTCTGAATAAGAATGACATTGCCAACGGCGAGGGTGTGCGTGTGTCGCTGTTCGTCAGCGGATGCCGGAATCACTGCAAGGGTTGTCATAACCCGGAGACATGGGACTTCAACTACGGTCAGCCGTTCACTTCCGAAACCGAAAAAGAGATCATCAATGCCCTGCGTCCTTCTTGGATTCAGGGCATTTCCATACTCGGCGGCGAACCCTGCGAGGAGGAGAACGAGTGTGTGCTGCTGCCGCTGCTGAAGAAGATCTGGTGGGAGATGCCGGAGAAGGATATCTGGTTGTTCTCCGGATACACCTACGAGATGCTTCGGGGTGAGGAAATCCTCCGCTATGTCGATGTGCTTGTAGACGGTCCGTTCCTGCTGGAACAGAAGGACATCTCGCTTGCCTTCCGGGGCAGCCGGAATCAGCGCATCCTCCGCTTGCGCGGCGGCGAGGCGGTCGGGCAACCCGCCCTCAGTCGAGGGGGCGGAGCTTCCGGGCATACACCTTCTCGATGAACTGCCGCTGGCGTTCGTTCTCCAGCTCGTAGACCACCCGATGGTGATTCCGGTCGATCTTTTCGAGCAGGAGCACATGATCCGGCATGGCGGTCTTGAGCTGCGCGCCCTTCTGGTAGTTGTTGATGGTAACCTCGTACTTCATAGCTGTGTCCTCCGCGTTCTGTATTCGGTGGGGTTTCCCCTCGTTCCGTTGTACCCATATTACCACGTTATCGGGGTAATAGCAAGCGGCTAAATGTACAGAACATCGGGCGCAGATAACGCACATTCCTTGTGCAGATCATGACCGGGAAAGGAGCCGTATGAGCCGGAAAACAAAGAAGAACAAACCTCGCATCGTGCTGAAAAATGCAGTGCGGTGTGATAAGTGCGGATGTGCTTTTGTCCCTGAAACGCTGACACAGCGTGAGGGTGAGATTGAATACAGCTTCTTCCGCTGCGACTACTGCGGCAAGGCGTATCTCATATCCGTGACAGATGCAGACCTCCGCAAAGATATCCGCAGATACAGAACGCTTGCGGAAAAGCACAAGATCAAGCCCCTGAGTGAACAGGCGCTCCGTGAGATGGCTGCACTGAAGGAGCAGAACTTAAAGCGAGCCGCAAAGCTGCGGCAATTGTACTATGTGGAGGGATGAGATGAAAACAGCAGAACTTCGTATGATCCCTGTCTCGGAACTGAAGCCTGCGGAATATAACCCCCGTAAAAATCTGAAGCCCGGCGATAAGGAATACGAGAAAATTAAAAACAGCATCGACGAATTCGGCTTTGCCGATCCGCTTGTTGTCAATGCCGATATGACGATCATCGGCGGACACCAAAGACTGACCGTAGCGATGGCGCTCGGATACACCGAGGTACCCTGCGCCGTGGTGGACATCGACAAGGTGCGTGAAAAGGCTCTGAACATTGCGCTCAACAAAATTACCGGCGCATGGGACGAGAGCCTTCTGGCAGAACTGCTCGAAGATATCCAGAACAGCGATTTCGACCTCGGCAAGACCGGCTTTGATCCGCCGGAGATCGAGCAGCTTTTCAATCAAGTACACGACAAGCAGGTCAAAGAGGACAGCTTCGATGTGGAGGAAGAACTGCAAAAGCCGACCTTCTCACAGCCGGGAGACATCTGGATTCTCGGCAGGCACAAAGTCATCTGCGGCGACAGTACAGTCGCAGAGACATACACAAAGCTGATGGACGATCAGAAGGCAAACCTCGTCCTGACCGATCCCCCTTATAATGTGGACGTTGAGGAGACCGCCGGCAAGATTATGAACGATAACATGAGTGACAGCGATTTCTATAACTTCCTGCTTGCCGCTTATAAGTGTATGTATGACAACCTTGCCGATGACGGCAGCATCTATGTATGGCACGCCGACACCGAAGGGCTGAACTTCCGCAGAGCATTCAAGGAGGCGGGATTCCAGCTTTCCGGCTGCTGTATCTGGAAGAAGAATTCTCTGGTGCTGGGCAGGAGTCCGTACCAGTGGATTCACGAGCCGTGTCTGTTCGGCTGGAAACAGAAGGGCAAGCATCAGTGGTACGCCGACCGCAAGCAGACGACTGTATGGGAATACGACAAGCCCAAGAGCAGTCCCGACCATCCGACCACAAAACCGATCCCGCTGATGGCATACCCGATCAAAAACAGCACCATGACAAACGGCATCGTCCTCGATCCGTTCCTCGGCAGCGGCTCCACGCTGATCGCTTGCTGCGAGACAGACCGTGTCTGCCGTGGCATTGAGCTTGATCCGAAATTTGTGGATGTCATCGTCAAGCGGTATCTCGCATGGTGTCACGAAAAGCAGACTGCCGAGGTCGCATATGTTATCCGTGGCGGTCAGAAGCTCTCCTTCGATGAAGCGGTCGCAGCGATGCCGCAGGACGGTGACGCGAATGGATGAGATGAAACCTCTGCTCCATATGGTCTCCTTCAGCGGTGGAAAAGACAGCACTGCAATGCTCCTGAAAATGCTCGAAATGGGTATGCAGGTCGATGTGGTACTGTTCTGCGATACCGGTTTGGAATTCCCGGCACTGTATGACCATGTACACAAAGTTGAGCAGGATACCGGCATGAAGGTTACGACTGTCAAGAGCGAATATACCTTTGAATATCTCATGCTCCATAAGCCAATCAAACGGAAAAAGCCGGAAATGCGCGGCAAGACCGGATACAGTTGGGCGGGACCGCTGATGCGGTGGTGTACCAATCTTCTGAAAACAGTACCCCGCGAGAAATTCCTCAGCGAACTGCGAAAGAAGTACACGGTGATCGAGTACATCGGCATCGCCGCCGATGAAACGGAACGCATTACGCACAAATGCAACTGCCGACCGAATGTCCGGCTGCCGCTTGTGGAGTGGGGCATGACCGAAGCTGACTGCCTGCAATACTGCAGGGAACGCGGCTATGACTGGGGCGGTCTGTATGAGAAATTCGGACGGGTATCCTGTTGGTGCTGCCCGCTGCAGCCGCTGAACGAGCTGCGTGTTCTTTACTACGATTTCCCCGACCTTTGGAAACAACTCAGAGAGTGGGACGATGCGACATGGCGCACCTTCAAGCCCGGCTGGTCAGTCCGGAAACTGGAGGCGCGTTTTGATTTTGAGCTGGAATGGCAGACGGACGGCAATCAGCTCGGCACAAAGGAATTCCGCAAGGCACTGAAAAAGAGACTGGAGGGTGTCGATGGCTGATGTGAAATGCGTTTTACTGCATGATAATTTCCAAAACTTCAAAGGCTACAACATCCCGAAGGCGCAGCTTGTCATCGCAGACATCCCGTATAACATCGGCGGCGATTTTTATGCCAGCCGTCCCGACTGGTATGTAGACGGTGACAATCAGAACGGCGAAAGCAGCAAAGCACACAAGGCGGCATTCCACACGGACTACACCTTCAACATTGCGGAATACTTTGCTTTCTGTAACCGGCTGCTCAAAAAAGAGCCGTCCAAAGGTGAAAAGGACGCTCCGTGTATGATCGTGTTCTGTGCCTTTCAGCAGATACCGGAGGTCATCCGGCAGGCGGAGAAATACGGCTTCAAGAAGTATCAGTTTTTGTGCTTCATGAAGAATTACAGTCCGCAGGTGCTGAAGGCAAACATGAGGATCGTGGGTGCTACCGAATATGCTCTTGTACTGTATCGCGGCAAGCTTCCGAAGTTCCGCAATACCGATGCGAACGGCAGACGGCACATGATCTTCGACCACTTCGATTGGGTGCGTGACGGCAAGGATATCCCGAAGATACATCCGAGCCAAAAGCCGGTGAATCTGCTGAAGCGGCTGATCGGTATTTTCACCGATGAGGGTGATGTGGTCATCGATCCCTGCGCCGGTTCCGGCTCAACGCTCCGCGCTGCGAGGGAACTTGGCAGACACAGCTACGGCTTTGAAGTCAGCAGGGATTTTTACACGAAAGCCTGTAAGCAGATGCTTGGGGAGGCGCTGGATGACAAAGCATGAATGTGCGGTCGTGACCGCGTACACAGAGATTTCGATGCTGAAAGGCGATGATCTGAAATATCTGTACGATTACCTTTCCGGCTTTATCGGCAGACCAGTGTATACGCATGAGATTCCTGCGGTGGCGGCAGCCTACAGAGAACAGATCAGAGAGGATTTCCTTGTGATATGCAGGAATGCGACCGATGCCTGACCTTGTAAAAAGCATCGGCTACGATCAGGGCGAGATCATCCGTAACATTCTAAAGCTCCATGTGCCGGAGGGAAAGATCGATTGCGATCCGACCTTCAGCACAGGGACTTTCTACAACGGAACGGACATCGCTCTGCCACAGTACCGATTTGACATATCTCCGCAGCGGAGCGATGTGGTACAGGCGGATGCAAGGCATCTTCCGCTTGCGGACAGTAGTATTTCGTGCATGATGCTCGATCCGCCGTTTCTGGCGACCAAAGGGAAATCGCTGAACGGAACTGATGGCAACATTATCAACAGGCGTTTCGGTGTATATCCCGATGAAAAGAGCCTGCACCGATGCTATTCGGATATGCTTTCCGAGGCATACAGAGTTCTGAAACCGGACGGCATCCTGATCTTCAAGTGTCAGGACAAGGTCAGCAGCGGCAGGCAGCATCTGAGCCATGTGTATATCATCAACGAGGCGGTGAAGATCGGCTTTTATCCGAAAGACCTGTTTGTACTGCTTGCGAAAAGCCGACTGGTAGCTGACTGGCAAAAGCGGAATCAGAAGCACAGCCGCAAGTATCATGCGTATTTTATCGTGCTTCAAAAATCTGACAGGCGCATCGAGTACGTCTGAGTCAGGAGGAATAAATGAAAACAAAACATCTGACGCTCGGCAGCCTGTTTGACGGCTCCGGCGGTTTTCCGCTTGGCGGCATCCTCGCAGGGATCGAGCCGAAGTGGAGCAGCGAAATTGAACCTTTTCCGGTACTTGTCACGCACAGACGGCTTCCACAGGTGAAGCACTACGGCGATGTATCTACGCTGAACGGTGCGGAGCTTCCGCCGGTGGATATCATCACCTTCGGCAGCCCGTGTCAGGACCTGTCCATTGCGGGCAAGCGTGCCGGAATCCATGACGGTGATCGGTCGAACCTGTTCTTTCAGGCGATTCGCATCATCAAAGAAATGAGGGATGCAACAAATGGACAATACCCGCGATACTGCGTCTGGGAGAACGTCCCCGGCGCTTTCTCCTCCAACGGAGGAGACGATTTCAAAGCTGTCCTCGAAGCAGTTATCGGAGTTAAAGAAAAAGGGATCGAGGTGCCTGCGCCTGAGAATCACAGATGGGCAAAATCAGACGTATATCTGGGAAACGGATGGAGCGTGGCTTACCGAGTTTTCGACGCTCAATACTGGGGTGTCCCCCAGCGCAGAGCAAGAATCTACCTTGTCGCAGATTTTGCTGGCGGAAGTGCCGGAGAAATACTATTTAAGTCCGAAGGCGTGTCTGGGTATACTCCGCAGGGCTTCCGTTCGTGGCAAGGAACTGCCGGAGGTGCTGCGGAAAGCGCTGGAGAGACAGGCGGGCGGTCTGACGCTGGAGGTGGAACCCTCTGCCTGAATCCGCAGGGCAATTCCGGTGTCGGCATCACCGAGGACAAGGCGCTCGCTCTGGTCGCACAGGATCACGGCAATCATCCGGCGGTGCTTCATGCGGTCGGCATTGACGGCTACAATGCTGCGGTTACAGATGATACCGCAGCAACGCTCGGTGTGAACTGCGGAATGTCAACCGGCAGAAACGGTGTCCTGCAGGCGGCGGGATTCTCAACCGAACACAGCGCAAAGGCTCGGAGCATCGGTTACGAGGAGGAAGTCTCCCCGACGCTGAGAGCCGGTGTCGTTCCGGCGGCAATGGAACTTTATGAAAATCACGGGCAAGACAGCCGATTCAGAGGACCTCTGGAAGTAGCCCAGCCTGTGACTGCTACCTACGGCATGGGCGGCAACAATCAGCCGCTTGTGGTGGAGAATAATCCCACGGACGGAAGAGCGAAAATCAATCCCGACGGTGTGTTTCAGACGCTCTGCGGACGAGCCGGAACAGGCGGAAACAATACGCCACTTGTCGCTGAACCTGTCACGCTGAAGATAAGGGCGGGGTGCAGCGGTGGAGGCAAGGGCGCTCTCTGGCAGACCGACAAGTCAGCAACGCTCGGTACGAATAATGACCAGACGCTCTTCCAGCCGGATATCCATGCCTTCGGTGTATGCAGCAAGCATTCCAATGCGATGATGTCGGACAATCCGCACAGCGGTTTCTATGAAGCGACCACAAGCAGGACACTCGACCAAAGCGGCGGAAATTCGGTCACATCGAATCAGGGCGGCATCTGCGTGGTAGCACCTGCGCCGGAAACATTCGATGTGCGTTTCACATCGGACGGCACGAAAAACGCTCGTGGGCATTGCTACCCGACGCAGATTTCACGATGCCTTGATACCGGCGAGGGATCGCCAGACTCGAATCATGGAGGAGTTGCGGTGGTCGCTCTCGAACCGGGGGCGGCATCCCGCATCGGCGGTCATGTATATAGTGACGGCAAAAGTGGTACGCTCCGTGCAAATGCCGGGGATAATCAGCAGGCTGTTGTGGTAGCTGAGCCGGAGACCTACGCTCTGCAAGGCTCAATGATCGGTCGTGCCGATCAAAACGGTCCGCAGGGTGATGGCATCAACGAGGATGTATGTTTCACGTTGAATACCGCAGATCGCCATTGCGTAGCCGCGCCTGATCCCTCCTTCACAATCTCCCGCGACAATCACTTCGCCGTTTCGGAGGATGTATCCGTTACGGCTGTTGCAAGAGGAACTGCAACAGTCGCAGCCCCCGCAGATCATTACTGCACAAGCAAGAATTCACACCACACGGTCGCTGCGCATGAACAAGCAAACACGCTTGTCGCTTCCGACAGGAAGGATCCTCCGCTTGTAAACGACCTTCCGAATGACGAGCCGGTATATATTGTACGCCGCTTGACTCCCGTTGAATGTGCACGATTACAGGGATTCCCTGACTGGTGGTGTGCCGACCTTGCAATTACTGATCCTTCCGATGAGGAGATCGCTTTCTGGACGGAGGTCTGGGAAACATGGCGGCAAATCACCAATCCCAAGGGCAAGCCGAAAACGGAAAAGCAGATCAGAAAATGGCTGGCTGATCCGTACACGGATTCAGCGGAGTACAAGCTGTGGGGCAACGGTGTCTCAGAGCCGGTCGTATACTTCGTGCTTTCCGGCATCGCATGGGCAGCGCAGAGAGATACACAAAAGTGAACGCATAACGTGCCCGTTTTGAAACGATGAAACGAAAACTCCCGAATCTGCGTTACTTTGATTTCGCAGAGATACACTCATTCAGATTTCTTATCCCCGCCAAGCTCGATCTTTCCGTGCTTTTCCTCGTACTGTTCGATACAGTCACGAATCAGGATAAGAACCTGACTGTTGGCAGAACGACCTTCGTAGTCAGCAACAACGTGAAGTTTATCAAGCATCTCCTGTTCGATACGGATGGATACACTTTTGATAGCCATAAAATAACTTCCTTTCAGATATATTATGACTTTATTTTAGACCTGTTTTGTGGTATAATGTTTGAAATGGATATAAAGTGTATCTAAAATATATCTATCAGGAGTTGTGCGGTATGAAAATAGCAATTATTGGCTCACGGGGACTTCATGTGAATGACCTTGAACGGTATCTTCCGGAAGATGTCACAGAAATCGTCAGCGGAGGAGCAAGGGGCATTGATTCGGATGCGCGGGCATATGCACAGGCACACGGCATTCCGCTGAAGGAGTTTCTGCCGGATTATGAACGCTTCGGCAGGAGCGCCCCGCTGAAAAGGAATCTGGAGATCATCGCCTATGCCGATGTGGTTCTCGCATTCTGGGACGGACAGTCCCGCGGTACAAAATATGTGATCGACCACTGCCGGGAACAGCGTGTTCCGGTCAGGGTTTTCGCACCGAGAAAGAAATAGTAATAAAGAAGCCTTGCAGCAAATTGTGAACGTTCTGATACTAAATCAGATGTTCTGCCGCAGGCTTCTTTTTTACACTCGTATTATGCACAATCACAGGGGCGGATATGCCCCGTACATTCTCCGTTTTACAGTCTTGCATTCCGGGGCAAAAGGCGGTAATATGTGACTACGAAAACGCCGCAGCCCAAGCGCACAAGGCGCAAGGGGCGGCAGTAAAAACGGAGGTTTTATTATGGAAATCAAGTACAATATCGAAAAGAGCCAGCGCAAGGCACTGGCACAGAAAATCGCAGAGATCATCGGTGCAGAGGTCAAGTACCTCGGCGTTCCGAGCTGCGCCTACCAGATCGACATCTTTACCCTCGGCAAGGACGCGGTCCTCAGCTTCACCGACCGCAGCGACACCGAGATCGTGGAGAAGGTGCTGGACGGACTTGCCGATGCAGGCTACAACGGCGAGACAATCACTCCGCCGGCAGGAACGGATACCGTAACGGAAGCCGAAGAGGACTATGTCGAGATTGATGTGACCATCATTTCCGACACCGAGGAGGATACGCCGGACACCGATGAAGAGGTCACCAATGACAATGAGCCGGAGACCGAAACGGACGGCTTCCCGATTGCGGTAACGGTCGCACTTCCGCTGGCTGACCACACGGTGCAGAGCCTCACGAACCTCATCTGCATGATCCACGCAAGGGGCGCACTTCTCAGCAAGGCGACCTGCGGAGCATTCGCCGCCGATAAGAGCCTTGTGGATGAGATTGGCGGACATGAGTTCCGCAGCACTTACGAGCTGATCGCCTTTATCAGAGAATGGGAAGAAACGAACCCTGAACTGAAGGGCATCCGATTTGCCGATGACAAGCTCATCTTTGACGGTTTTGGTGAAGCGCCGGATGCCGACCATGTGCAGGCATTCACGAACCTCGCCGCAGCGATGAACAGCATGGCACTGACGCAGAAGCGCGTGCAGGCAAAGGATGTCGATGACAGCAACGAGAAGTACGCAATGCGCGTCTGGCTGGTACGCATCGGCTTCGGCGGCGCAGACCACAAGACCGACCGCCGCATCCTTCTGGAGCATCTGACCGGGCATACCGCTTTCCGCAACGATGAGGAAAAGGCAAAATGGACGGAGCGCCAAAAGGCAAAGCGTGAGGCGGCAAAGGCAGCCGCACAGACCACCGAGGAGGAAGAGTACGATGCGGTTTCCGAATGAACATGAACTGAAAGCCCTGCGGGAGCGTTATCCCGCAGGCACCCGCATCCGCCTGAATCACATGGACGATCCCTACGCACCCATTCCGCCCGGAACGACCGGTTCCGTTGATTATATTGACGATGCCGGCAATGTCCATATGAAATGGGACAACGGCAGAACGCTTTCCCTGATCGAAGGCGCAGACGAATTCACAATCATCACCAACGAGGAGGAAAAATCATGATCTACTTAGCCTATGGCTCAAACCTTCACATCGGGCAGATGCAGCGGCGCTGCCCCACAGCCGAAGTCCTCGGCACAAGTACGCTCTACGGCTACCGGCTGGTATTCAACGGCGTGGCGACCATCGAGCCCGATCCCGACCGCAGCGTTCCCGTTCTGCTCTGGAACATCAAGCCTGCGGATGAGATTCCGCTTGACCGCTACGAGGGCTACCCGCACCTTTACCGCAGGGAGACAGTGCAGGTCGAGCTGAACGGCAAGACCGTTGATGCGATGGTCTACATTATGAACAGCAAGGGAGTCCGACCGCCCAGCCCCGGCTACTACAGCATCATCCGCGAGGGATATGAAATGAACGGTCTTGAAATGACCTTTCTCGAACAGGCTCGGCAGGAATCTCTGTCCGGCCGCTGAACGCGCACAAATGCGCCACGCTCGCCTGTGTGGGGCTTTGCGGGTATCCTCCGACAGTTACTCCGTTACGGTTTATGCCCCACACAGCGCGACACGGCGCGTTTTACGGCAAGGCGTAATATGCACAACAAACGGCGAGGAATCGCCCGTTATGATCTGTACATTTACCCGCTTGATAACCTCCGCAGGGTATGGTAATATGCTACACAACGGCAAGGCAGGATGCCCGCCAAATACCCTGAACGGAGGAGATCACATGAGCAAGAAAAGATACTACCTCGCCTACGGGAGCAACCTCAACCGCAGACAGATGCAGATGCGATGCCCCGGTGCAAAGCCGGTAGGAACGGCGCTGCTCGAAGGTTACGAGCTGCTCTTCAAAGGCAGCAAGACCGGATTCTACCTGACCATCGAGCCGAAGCCGGACGGCGTTGTTCCAATCGCGGTCTGGGAGGTCACAGCGGAGCATGAGAAGATGCTCGATCGCTACGAAGGCTGCCCGGTCTGCTACTATAAAAAGGAGATCAGACTCCCGGTGTTCCGCACTGCAAGCGGCAGGACGGTGATGACAAACGGCTTTCTGTACATCATGAATGAAAAGCGACGGCTCGGAGAACCGACACCCCGATACTTCTGGACTTGCGTGACAGGTTATCGGTCATTCGGATTCGATCCCGAATTCCTCTACGAAGCCTACGAGCAAAGCACAAGGCATCTGTATAGATAAAGAAAAAACGGCGGAATGGCAGGGCTGGATTTCTGCCTTCCCGACCGCCGATTTTATACCGCACTGGGGCTCCCGAAAATGTGAGAACCTATTCCATCGTATCCAAGTTTACCATAGAATTGCAAGTTTATCAAGTATGTAAAAGTACCAGAGATACGGGAAAAATACACCGAAATGATCTGTACATTTAGCCGCTTGATATATCCTCCGAAAGACGGTAATATGTGACACAACGGAAGGGCAGACAGCCCACCGAAAACCGAAACGGAGGATACAAAAATGACTGAGAAGACCGCACAGCAGATCAACAGAATGAAGGAGCAGACCATTGGGGTTGAGATCGAGATGAACAACATCACCCGCAAGGCTGCCGCACAGCTTGCCGCCGAGTTCTTCGGCACAGACCGCACCGAGTACACAGGCCACCGCAACGGCTACGAAACCTACAGCGCATGGGACGCACAGGGACGCGAGTGGAAGTTCCAGAAGGATGTCAGCATCGCAGGCTCCGACAGCGAAAAGTGCGAACTGGTCACACCGATCCTGCACTACGCAGACATCGAAACCCTGCAGGAGCTTGTGAGAAGACTCCGCAAGGCAGGCGCAAAGAGCGACTACACAAGAGGATGCGGAGTCCACATTCACATCGGCGCACAGGGACACACACCGCAGAGCCTCAGAAACCTTGCGAACATCATGGCAAGCCACGAAACGCTGATCGCCGAGGCAATCAAGGTTGACAGCTACAGAATGAGCCAGTATTGCAGAACGGTTGACCCGCGATTCCTTGAACAGCTCAACCGCAGAAAGCCCCGCACGATGGCACAGCTTGCGGACATCTGGTACGGTTCGCAGGGCTACAGCAGCGGCAGAACGCACCACTACAACGGCAGCCGATACCACATGCTCAACCTGCACGCGACCTTCACAAAAGGCACGGTCGAGTTCAGACTTTTCCAGTTCGCACCGCCTTCCAACGGCAAGCAGAACGGACTCCACGCAGGCAAGCTCAAGAGCTACATTCAGCTTTGCCTCGCAATGAGCCAGATGGCAAAGGACCTCAGAAGCGCAAGCCCCAAGGAACAGCAGAAGGAAAACAAAAAGTTCGCAATGCGGACTTGGCTGATGAGAATGGGCTTTATCGGA